GAAAGCGGCATCCATCGCGATAGATTTGCTTACCCCAACTGTTTTACAAGAAGAACCGTGGACGTACGAAGACAGTCTTAGCCCTTCAGAAAGAATTGAATATCGGAGAGAATGGTTTGAGCAATTGTCGCACCCCGACTTTCCGAAGACTATGCCTGGGGGCGGCGCGACTATTCATGTACCGTACGGAGGACAGAATATATAATTAGTTAGGTCGCCTGCCTATCGCGGTTTGATGCCTTCTCCGCTCTGTGTCTTTCGTTCCATTCACCGCTCGATGCCGGATCATCACAGAGGAGTAGGGGATGACTGTGAGGTTCGGCGTGCCGTATACGTATTTTGGGAGGCGTGAGGCGCGGCGACAGCCCTCAATTCAGCTTTCAGGAAAGCCTCAATGAGTGGCAAACGGCCGGACTGGGCGCTTAGCCGCCCTTGGAGCGGCATGTACCCCATGTCAGCTTTCCTTCTATTGCGGAACTGCGGGTGAGGCTGTCGATGATTGCCTCGACTTCTGGACGCTACCCAGCGCTGGCCGTTTGGTCCGGCTGCTGTGGCATCGCCGCACCGGTCGCGGCAATCTCAACGGCCGCCATCTGTGCCGCGTCCTGCGCCGCCCCGCTGCGAGCCACCCGGCGCGGATCGGTGTCGAGCGACACGCCGGCATCGTCGAGCGCGGCGTTGGCTTCCTTGACCATCTCCACCGCCTGGCGGAAGTCGTAGCCGAACGACGCCACCGCCTCCGGCAGCGGCACAAAGCCCGCCCGCACCTGGGAGACCAGCGCCGCAGTATCCTTGGCCGGATCGATCATCTCGTGTGCCGGCGGCACATGCGAGACGCCATGGGGCATGTCGGCACCCCACAGCCCGGCCAGTGCGCCATGGGCGTGGAACCGCTCGGCGATCGGGCGCACCAGCATCGGGATCAGCATGCCGTACTGCACCTGCTCGCACAGCCGGCGGAACTCGATCTTGCCCGCCCGCAGGCTCGAGTAGTTCGCCGCGGTGAGATCGCCGGAGACCTGGTCATAGGTCAGGCCGGCACCCACCGCTGCCGCCTCCAGCGTGCGCCGGGCGAAGGCGGTATGGCTGCCGCCGCCGGAGGGGTTGACCACCTCCACCGAACCGGCGCCACGGTTGTAGAGGATGATGCCCGGCTCGAAGGCTTCCAGCGCCCGGCCCTGGGCATCGCGCAGCAGGCTGGTGCTGGCGCCGGTGACAGCGTCGTCGCTGTCGGTGGTCACCACCGCGGCCAGGCAGGCCTCGATCTTGGCCTTCATCAGCAGCGCCGCCTCGTAGTCGCCGAGATCGCGCAGCCGCAGCAGCACCGGGGCCAGCCAGGACACGTCCCGGAGTTGGCCTGGCCGGCGCTTGCGGTAGATATGCAGCACCTCGGCGGCGGGCACCGGTTCGCTCCGCACGCGCTGGCCCGGGCTGATCCAGGCGGCGCCGGGATGCTGGCGGAACAGCCAGTAGGCGGCGGGGGCGCCGGCATCGTCCAGCGCGATGCCCTGCACCACCGCCTGGCCATCGACCAGCCCGTTGCGGGTGGTGTCGAGATAGTCGCTCTCCAGCAGCTGCAGCCGCAGGCCGATCGGGTTGGCCGGCGTGATCTCGCCGGGCAGCAGCCGCACCAGGCATTCGCCGCTCTCGACCACGGCGCGCATCACCAGCGCTTGCAGGCCGTAGAGGTCGAGGCGGCGCTCGGCGTCGCAGGCGGTGCTCTCGGCCCAGCTTCGCCAGGCATCGGCATGCGGCCGGTCGGGCCAGCGGGTGGTGATGCCGGCGCCGACGGCGTTGCCGGCCCAGAGGTCGACGATGCGGGCGGCGTAGGGGTCGTTGCGCACTGCGTCGCGGGCACGCCGGGCGATGGGTGCGGCACCCATGCCGACCTCGGCGGTGGCCGAACTGCCGGATGGGTTCCACAGTGAGGTCCGCACGTCCTGTGCGGCGGCATAGGCGCGGTCGGCCTGCATGGCCGGTGCTGTCGCCGCCGGCACCGCCTGGCCGCGCGCCGCCTGCCAGACCCGCTGCAACAGGTTCATGTGCCGTCTCCGCGGGAGAAGCCCGCATAGGTGATGGCGGGCGGTGACGCGGCGCCGAGATCACGCCGCATCAGGTCGCGCAGCCGGATCATGTCGGCCAGGCTGCGGTATTCGACGGTGCGCCCCTCGAAGGTGACCCTAGTGGTGCCCTGGGCGATCGCCGTCTCGAGTGCGGCCAATTGCTGCGTGGTCCAGGCCATCGGCGTTGCCTACGCCCAGACCCGATAGGGCGTGGCCGGCGGCGGGGTGACCAGTGGCAGCAGCGCCAGCTGTGCGTCCGGCAGCGGCCCCTCGGTGCGCAGATTGGCATGGAAGCCCGGCACCGGCGCCATCTCCGGATAGGGCAGGCCGTCGGCGTCGGTCAGCATGACCCCGGTCGGCTGGTAGATCAGCCCGACCACATCCAGCGCGGCGCCGCCGGTCGGCAGCCTCGCCAGCGCGCCGGTGACATCCGGCTGCTCGGCGACCACGCCGGCCGCGAGCAACGCCGCCCACAGCGCCGCTTCATCGGTGGCACGCAGCAGGTAATCCCTCATGCGGACAGGCTCCTGAGCATCGTGTCGGGGATCCGGCTCGGATAGAGCACGAGGCGCTGGATCCAGCCATTGAGGTTGTTGAAGCCGAGATGGTCGGAGCCGAGATTGGCCTGGACCATGCCGGGCGGCATGGCGCCGGCGCTGTCCCGCGTCACCGTAGTGCCGTTCACCGCCGCCTGGGCATCGTCGCTGGCCAGCGCACCGGCCAGGTTGGTGACCGCCGCAGTCCGGGCCGGCATGCCGCCGGGCGACAGTGTCGGGGTTCCCGCCACCACCGCCTGGGCGAGGACCGTGCCGCTGTTGCAGCCGAAGGAGAGGCCGTTGCTGTAGCCGAGGTCGGAGACCCGCAGCACGAAGGAGTTGGCCGCCCCGAAGGACTGGAACCGGGTCACCACCGTGCAGGCGACCGGATTGTAGAGCGCGGCGAAGTCGGCGCCTGCGATCTTGGCGATGTCGGCCGCGCGGGTGGACGCGGCCAGGGTGCCGGCGGGCGGCAGGATCGGGCTGCTGGCGAAGGGGCCCTGTTCGAGTTGCGGAACCCCGATGCGCAGGGTGAAGTCCACCACCGCCCCGGTCGGGAAGGTGGTGGCGATCGTCGTGCCGACGAAGTTCGTGGTGTCGCCGGTCAGCATCCGGGTGTAGCTGCGCCGCTGCGTGGCCAGCGCCGCCGCGATCGGCGTAAAGCCGACGCCGGAGCCGACCACATAGACGCCGGTTGCGGTGTATTCGATCACGTTCAGCGCTGGGCCGGACGAGGCACCGGCCAATGACCCGCCCACCAGCGTGCAGAACATGCTGGCGGTCCAACTCTGCCCGATGCCGCCGGCGATGACGGTGGCGGGCTCGGGGAAGCAGGTGGCCGAGGCAGTGCCGGTGGCGGTGCCCCACCAGCGGATGTCGCAATAGGGAATACCACTCTCGGTGCCAACGGCGACGACCGCGCTCGACAGTCCAGCCGTGGCATAACGGCCCCAGTTGGTTGGCAGCACCCCGCCCGCGCCGATCGTGCCGACCGTCGCCCCCTCGGCGCGCGGGTTGCGGATCTGGTTGGTCCGCTGCTCCTCGGCCAGCAGGCCGCGCGGCAGCAGCGTGGCCGGATCGGTGTCGAAGCGGGGCGTGTCGATCGCAACGCTGCGCAGCGTGCCGGCGTTGTCGGTATAGCTGGCGGTGCTGGCGCGGGTGAAGGCAATGCGCGCATCCAGCGTGCCGGCGAGGAAGTCCAGCACCAGCGAGGGCTGCGCCATCCGGGTGGTGAGCAACGGGATCATGCGAATTGCCGGATGCCGCAGGTGATGAGGCGGGTGGCGGTCTGCGCCACTGGGGCGGCGGCGGTGCCGGAACGCAGCCGGACCCAGCGCCAGCCATGCACCAGGGCCGGCGGCAGCACCAGGCCGCGGCTGGCGGCGGCCGAGGACAGCACGATCTCGCCGGTCTCATTGTAGAGGTCGAGCCAGGCGGCCGGCGTCCCAGTGTCGTTGGAGCCCTGGAAGGTCAGCACCGCAGTGGTCCAGGCCGCCGGCAGGGCGAGCGAGACCAGCCAGTTGCGATCGAGCGCGATGGCATCGCTCAGCGACTGCGCCGCCGCGATGGTGGCGGTGAGTTCGACCCGGTTGGGGTTCATGGCGTGATCCTCTTGCTGGCCTGCCCGCCTGCCCGGCTGCTCACCGCAACCAGCCGCCGCGCGACCCCAGCCAGGCGCGGGGACGCAGGCTCTCACCGTTGGGGGTGGCAGCGCCCGGCGCGTCAGGCAGACCGGACGCTCGGGTGATCGTGTCTGTGGCGGCCCGGCCTCGGTTGGGTGTGACCGCACTGCCGGCCGGCGCCGAAGGCAGCGCCAACGGCGCGTCGTCGGCCTCGGTCCGCAGGCGCTGCCAGTAGCGGTCGCCGTAGCGATCGGCCCCCAGCAGCCACAACGCCGCCCGTGCCAGCACCGCACAGTCCAGCGCCTCATTCCGTTCCCGCAGCTTGGCCCATTCCTGCCGGGCAAAACCGCGCCGGTCCTTGCTGGTGCGCAGCTGCTCGGCGACCAGCTGCTTGACCCACTCCACCTCGATGCCTTCAGGCAGATGCACCCAGCCCGCCGGGAAGCTGCCGGCATCGGCATCCGCGTCACCCCGGCCCAGCCACAGCCGTCGATACAGATCGGCCTTCCAGGTCGAGACCGACACCGTCCACAGCTTCAACCCACGGCGCAGCTTCTGGCCGTTGACCAGCGCATCCACCAGCGTCGGCCCCTGCACCGGCTGCGCCCGGTTCCAGCCCTCCACACCCTTGGTCGGCGCAATGCGCGGATCCCTGAGATGCCGCAGATGGCCGTAGACCGACGCGGTATCGCGCCCACCAGTGTCGACGCAGATCTTGGCGATGCGCATGGCGCCACTGGCGGGGCCACCCGGCCGTGGCCAATCCTTTGCCAGCAGCCTGGCCAGCGCCTCCCACGGCTCGCGTTCCCGCGGGCTGCCCGGGATCACCACGTGGTCGATCAGCCAGGAAGAAAAGCCTTCGGCCCAACCCCAGATGTCGCACTCGATGCGATCGTCCTGCACGTCCACCCCAGCGGTCAGCACCAGCGCACCCGCTGGCACGGTGCCGAGGGAGAAACCCTCGCGCCGCTCAACCAGCCGCTCCCAATCCGGCGCCTCGCCGCGATCCTGCCAGGTCTCGCCCAGCACGGTGTTGCGGAAGGTCTTGAGGTCCTCCGGCTTGCCCTGTGCGGTCTCCCAATCGCGGGCGATCTGCTCCCAGGACAACCAGCCCACCGGGGAATACAGCGCCGAGATGTGGAAGCCGACCGTGTGCGGGTCCGGCGCCTCCGCCGTGGCCCGCCATTCGCCGGCCGCCAGCATCGCCGTCTTGTGGTGCTCGCCGATCGGCCGGTCACAGGCCTCGCAGCGATAGGCCACCGTCCGCGGCTCGCCCTTCTCCCAGAGCAGGCGCTCGAAGCGCAGCCACTGCATCGCCGCACAGTGCGGGCACGGCAGGAAGAACCGGCGCTGGTCGCTGGCCTGGTACTCGCGCTCGATGCGGCTGCGCCCGGCGATGGTCGGCGTCGAGACCAGGAACGCCTTGCGCCGCCAGCCGAAGGTGCGGGCGCGGGCTTCGGCGAGCGCGATCGGATCACCTTCGCCCTCGACATCGCCGGGATAGGCGTCGACCTCGTCGAGAAACAGGAACCGCGCCGTCATCGAGCGCAGCCCGACCGCGCTGTTGGCCCCGGTCAGCACCAGGATGCCGCCAGGGAACTCCTTGGACAGCATGGTGTTGCCGCTGTCCCTGGCGCGTGCCGGCGACACCCGCGCCCGCAAGGCCGGGGTCTCCTCCAGCAGCGGGTCGATCCTCTGCCGGCTGAACCGCTTGGCCAGTTCCACCGTCGGCTGCACCGCCAGTACTGGCGCCGGCACGTGGTGCATGATGTAGCCGAGCCAGCAATTGCCTCCCTCGCTCGCGCCCACCTGCGCGCCCTTCATGAACACCACGCGCCGCGCCGGATGCACCGCGGACAGCGCGTCCATGATCTCCCGCAGATATGGCGTGCGGGACGTCCGCCACGGCCCCGGTTCGGATGAGGCGCGGGTGCTGAGCACCCGGTGCTGATCGGCCCAGGCGCTCACCGTCAGCTGCGGCGGCGGACGCAGCATGGCGCCGGCGCGGCGGCGCACATGCTCAGCGGTCCGCGGCACCATCTCCGATACTGGGCGGGTCGAAGCGATCGGCCGCCTCCGTGAGCAGATCGGTGACGTGAAGCTGCAGCACGGTCTGGACGAGATGCGGGTCGGCGCCGAGTTCGGCTGCGATCAGCCCGGACACCCGGGCCGGCCAGTTCAGCAGCGCGTCGCGCATGGCGCCGGCGATCTCGTCGATTGCGGCGTTGGCGGACGCGGCGTCGAGCAGCCGGCCCTTCTCCTCGTCGAGCGCCAAGCGCTGGGCTTCGACCTTAAGCGCGAGCTGGGCGACCTTCAGCCGGGCGTAGGGCGTGGCGTCGGCCGACATGCCGGCCCCGCCGCCGATCCCGGCACCGGCACCGGCTCCAACCGACCCAGCGCCGGCCAGCGGGGAGCGGTCGGGATCAGCCGTCTCCACCATCCTCCGCCGGGTCTTGTCCACATCCCACTGGCCATCCGCCTCCCGCGCGATGCGGCCCTTGGCCGCCGCCTTGCGCAACGCCGTCTCGGTCACGCCGATGCGCCGGGCCGCCTCACGGGTGGACGGGGTCATCTCCGGCATGGCGGCGACCTCCCGCCGCATGGTCAGGCGTGGCTGTGCCCAGCGTCATGAAGTGATCCGGCGGCCGTGATCATCGCAATGCCCGATCGTGCAATCCGAGTTGGCTCCGCTCGTCCGCAGCGCGAATGGTCCATCACGCGCAGGGGAGTGACCTCGAGCGCCTGCCCCGACCGGGTTCCGCCCGGTGGGGCTCGGGGTGGTAGCAGGCGCCCGGTGGTCGGGCGCCGCAGCATGGAGCACCCAGATGAGCCTCTCTCCCGCCGCCACGATCGTCCTGACCCGCGCCGCCGAGCGTCCGGACCATCGCCTCGAATTCCACCGCAAGCTGCCGACCGGCGGCCGCCACAAGATGATCGACGCCCTGCTGCGCGACGGCCTGATCGCCGAGACCCTGGGCGACTACCGCCTCGGCGACGGCGCGACGCTGATCGA